CTGAGGTTTTATTTGGAAATATGTATAAATTAAATATACTAATAGCATTATAATTAAATATAAGCTATGGATGTTAAAAGAGCTGCTATCAAAGAACGTGCAATTCGTGAGTTACTAAGACGTAATAAAGATAAACACGACTCTCTTTTATCGTATATAAAGCATATGTATAAGAATGAAGTAAAGAGAGATTATAACGATTGATGGGTATATGAAGAGATATGTGATACATTAGAAAAGGTAGCTAACTGAGAAATAAAGAGACTTATTATAAATATGCCACCTAGATTATGAAAAACAGACCACGTAACTAAATGATTCTCTACTTGGTTGATGTGAAAAAGACCAAATACTAAATTTATAGTTACTGGATATAGTACTGAACTTATGGAAAGATTCTCTTGAGAAGCTAGATTATGGTATGAGAGTAAAACATATAAAACTATATTTCCAAGAAGAAGCAAGATAAGAGACGATCAGAATATGAAGAAATGGTGGACTAATGAGGAGTGAGGTTCTTATTATGCCGTAGGTTCTTGAGGTACAATCACTTGAGTATGAGCGGATATAATCTTAGTAGATGACCCTCTTAACCCTAAAGACGAAGCCTCTGATGTAGTAAGAAGTTGAGTAAATAATTGGTATCATAATGTACTAGAAAGTAGACTAGATGATAAAAAGAATGGTGCTATAGTTATTATTATGCAGAGACTACACGCTGACGACTTGTGTGGTCATTTAATGGACTTAGAAAATGAATGAGTATGAGAGAAATGGGATAAACTTATATTACCAGCTATAGCAGAGGAAGACGAAAAACATAGAGTTTATGGAGAAAGTATAAATGAAGATAGACTACCTTTAGAGTTCTTGGATAATGTAAAAGGTAAGGATAAGGTTATATTCTCTTGCCAATATCAACAAAACCCTATAAGTAAAGAGAGTCAAGAGTTTCACGAGGAGTGGTTTCAGTATGAAGAAAATATGCCTAGTTGATGAAGAGTATTTACTACGGTTGACCCTGCATTTACAAAGAATAAAGGATCTGATGACTCAGCTATAGTAACTGGAGCTTTCTTATGAGAAAAGATGTACATACTAGAATATACTGCTGGTAAGTTTGATGTATGAGAACTAGTAGATAAAATGATCTATCATATACAAAAATGGAATCCTGAGAAAATAGGTATAGAAAGCTTCCAGGCTCAAGTAACTATTAACTTTAGTTTGAAAACAGAGTTAAATAGAAGATGAATGCACTGTCAAGTGGAAGAAATAAGGCAAAGTGGAGATAAGGAAAGTAAAATAAGAAGATTATTACCTTTGTTTAGAAATGGGTTAATATTCCATAGAAGAGACATGGACAAGCTAGAAAAACAATTAAAAGAGTTTCCAAGATGAAAACACGATGACGTAATAGATGCAACCCAAATGTTGTATGATTTATATACCCTACAACCAAACACAGTACAAAACTATAGTGTTCCTCAGATTAAATATGACAGTAATGGTAGACCAATATTTAATTAAATTTGATTTATTGTATAAAAGGTATAAAATAAAATTAGTATTTATTAAAGCTATGGGAAGTTTTAATGAATAACCATTTAAAATGGCAAAGGAAACACAAATAACATTAGAACAGCAAAGAGATGTATCTCAGTATATACAAGAGACTTTTGACAACTATGAAAATTTAAGTTCAGAAAGAAGGGAGAATCTACTTGATATTTATGAGGAGTATAGAAGTTTTAGGCAACCAAAAACAGCTGACTGGTCTAGTACCTTTAAAGTAAATAAAGCACACGAGATAGTCAATAAAATGCTTCCTAGAATCATAGCTAAAAACCCTAGATGGCTTGTTAGTCTTAGAACTGACGAGTTTGTTGATGATGATAAACTTATAACAGGAGAAGAAAAGCTAAAGAGAATGGAGGATTTAAGAAAGATGGCTTTATGAGTACAAGACTATCTTACATATATCTTTGATAGATATAATTTAAAAGAACCTTTCAGATTATTCGCAAAGAATATGCTTATATATGGTAATGCTTATGCAAAGATAAAGTATAAGTATGAGACTGCAAGAGTAAGGAAAGAATGAGGAGAAATAGAAGAAAAAGTGGTATGAGAATATCCTACAATAGATGTAAAGAGCTGGACTGATATATATGTAGACCCTAGATATGTTTTACTAGAGGATATGCCAGCTATTATAGAAGTAACTCACGGAGTAAGATTTGCAGATTTAAAAAGAAAAGATGATAAATACTTCAATTTAGATAAAATTGAGGGACTTCCTAGTGAGAACGAGTTTAAAAATGACCCTAATGGAAGTAAAAGTAGAATATATGAAATTACTTGAATACCGATAACAGAGATAACAGGTTGAGTGGATAAAGATTCATTGACTTTAAGAACATTTTATTGAAAATATTCTCTTGATGATGAGGATGAGAAGTTGTATAGAGTTACTACAGTAGAGGATACTATAGTTATAGAGTTTGAAGAAATAACTTGTATACCTTTTGAGGATATAAAGGCTTTTGATGATACAGAAGTTCACTATTCAGTTTGATTAGTAGAACCTATTTTGTCGTTGCAAGAAGAATTAAATTTTAAAAAGAACTCCGCTAGTGAATATATAAACAATAGTTTAAATAGGAGTTATATATGGAGTCCTAACAGTTGAGTAAATCCAGCTGATCTAATTTCAAGACCAAACAATATAATTGCTACTACTAAAGATGGTTTGACAGCACAGCAAAATATAATAGAACAACCTCATAGAGAATTAAATTCAAGTTACTTCCAAGAACAAAATGACATAGAAAGACAAATACAATCACAAACATTCTCAGTAGACACAAGTTCACAAAAGAGTCAACAAGCATTAACTAATACAGCTACAGGTATAAGAGTTAAATTCTTTGAAAACAATGTAGTTATAGATGAACTTAGAAAGCATTTTGAAGAAGGAATGGAAAGACTCTCTTATAAACTTCTAGAGACTACTTTCGAGAATATGGAAGACAACATAGTTATTAAGAAGCTAGATGATGAATGATTTTGGGAGATTAATAAGGAACTACTTAGAGATGCCTTTAATAGATATTCTATAAAGATAGAAGCGAACTCATCAAGTTTTGATGATATAGAAAATAGAAGAGAGGATGCAATAGGTTTCTTTAATACTATGATACAATGAGCAAATGCCTGAGTTCCTATTGACTTTACAGAAGCAATGAAAGATGTTATAAATACATTTGAGAAGAAAGACCCAGATAGATTTATAAAACCAAAAGAAGTAGTTGCAGAAGAAAAGATAGCTGGGCAGTTGCCAGGAGAAGAACAACCACCAACAGATGCAGCAGCACTTACTGAGGAAGTAGCAAAATGAGGTATAACTTGAGGGATTTAATTATTAATTTATTATTATGGGAATAATAGAAGAGAAAAGAAAGAGGGATGATGAAAAGGAAGTTATAGCAAGTTTTGCACAGAAGTTATATAACGAGCAATTATCAGATATAACAAATATAGCACATACAGATTGATATAAACAAATAAAGAAATACTGGGAAAGAGTGAAAGAATGAGCTGAATCAGAATTATATACAATAGATGAAAATAAATTAAAGATTGTACAATTAAAGAGAACAATAGCAGATGACTTCTTGTCGTTCCTTAACAACTTAGAGAAAGCAAAAGACACAAGAGCAAAAGCAAAGGTTTAGTGGTTGCTTCTTGCTGGTACCCCATAGCACCAGTAAGAAAGAGCCACTAAAGCTCTACTTTTACTTAATAACCATATACATATGGAGTCAACAGACCAAGCTACTATGGAGCAGTCTACTACAGACCAACCAAATGAGGTTAATAGTGATGAAGGTGGAAACCAATCACAAACATTTACCGTTAATTGACAGGAACTCACGGGTGAACAACTACTTGATAATTATAAGAATTTACAAGGGGAGTTCACAAGAAAAACACAAGAGCTGTCACAAACGAAGAAATCTAGTGAATTATCTGATGATGACAAAGCAGCTATCGAGTTTATAAAGCAAAATGGTTTCGTTACTAAGGATGACTTAGAATGACTATCAGCTAAACAGGCTCACGAAGCAAGTCTAAAAGAGATAATTTCAGCAAACCCAGATTTACAACCGTTCGAGTCTGCTATTAGAGAAATTTGAAAAAATGGAACTATGGCTTACGAGGATATAATTCAGAAATATTGATTTAAAGCTAAGGATAAACTATCTAAAGCAAGAAGTCAATGAGATATTAAATGAACTCCTGCACAGAAAGAAAAATCTATCTCAGATATGTCTACAGAAGAATACGAAAAGTATAAAACTAAGATGTGATGGGGAAGTAATAGGGGAACATTTGGATAAAAGATATTAGAAATAAAGCTATGGGAAAACTTTATTATTAATTTTTATACATTATGTCAAATAACTTTACAGCTGACTTTCCTGAAGTATGGGCAAAAGAACAGCAAATCGTTTTCTATAAAGAAAATGTAGCAATGAAAATTGCAGACACTTCATTTAAAAGTGAAATGTCATTCGGAGATACTTTGAACAGACCTTATAGAAGTTCTAACAACCCTCAAGTATATACTAGAGGAACTGCAATAACAATTAACGATAAAACAGACACTCAAGAACAATTATCAGTTAATAAACAGTATGCAAATGGTTTCTATATTGATGATTTTGACAAAGTACAATCTAGATATGATCTTATTGCAAACTACGCAAGAGATGAATGAGTATATTTATCTAACTTGGTAGATTCTGATGTATTAGGTGAATATGCTAACGCTACTTCTACAGTAGATGATGGAAGTATTGGTGGTACTGCTGGGAATGGTATATCACTTACTACTTCTAACGTACTTAAAACAATTTCAGCATCTAAAAAGAAACTAGCTTTACAAAATGTACCTATTTCTGATCTATTCGGTGTTATTTCTCCTGAGTTTGAAGATATTCTAGTACAATATGGAGCTGGTAGAGATACTACTATGTGAGATGGATTTAATAAAGATGGTGCAATAATGGACTTCTACGGATTCAGATTATATAGAAGTAATCAAACAAGTGGTACTGCTGTATTAAGTCTTGCTACTCAACCAACTAATACTGATACAGTAGTTATTGAAGGAGTTACTTTCACTTTTGTTTCTTCTATTGGTACAACTGCTGGTAATGTACTTATTGGTGCTAATGTAGATGCTACAAGAGTAAATCTTGAAACATTGATAAATGCTCCTGCTACTACTACAGCAAATGGAGTTGCACTTAGCACAGAAAATTCAAATAAATTCCTTGCTCAAGTTTCTGCGGTTGACTCTCCAAGTGGAGATACTCTTACGGTAACTTACAAAGGTGTTTGAACTCTAACGGTTTCAGAAACTCTTACAGATGGTACAGATACTTGGACTGCAGCTAAACAAAAACAACATAACCTATTCGGAAGAAAAGGAGCTGTTACTCTTGTTATGCAATCTGAACCTAGACCACAAATTAAAGAAGTACCTGATAAGTTAGGTAAAAATATTCTTAATGGTGTTCTATATGGTGTAAAAACCTTTACAGATGGTGCGAAACAATTAGTTAATGTTGAATTACAATCTTCTGCATTCTAATAGATTTATAGGGAAACTCTTCGGAGTTCCTTATTAAGTTTATTATTAAATTATAATTTATGTCTAATTTACAATACACAGCAAAAGAGATAAGAGCAGCAGCTATACTAACTAATAGTTATGTAGATTCTACGGTCTTATGATGAGTAGATGACAATAGAACACAGGAACTCAATCAAAGTGTTCTATTAATAGACTTTACAATATGAAGCCTAACAAGTATGGAGTTAAAAATAGAGTACTCAGATGATGGAGTAAACTATTACCAACAAACATTTATTGATATATCTTGAGGAACTGCTACAGCTAGTTTATGAGAATATACATTTACTGCAAGTTGAGCATATGAGATATCTAACCCATTTAAAGCTAGATTTTTAAGAGCAAGTGTAAAAGGTACTGGTACGGTTACAAGTTCTAGTTGTACAATAAAGGGCATTATAGGTATTGCGTAATAAAAATCTATGAGTGATATACAAGAGAGAAACAGATATAAGAAAGAGATAGATATACTTATAAATAGACTAAGTATACTACAAGACCAAGTAAAAAGTTATGATGATCTAACAGAAAAAATAAACACTAAAACAAACGAGCTTAGAGAGTTAGAAAATAAAGAAAAGGATATAAACCAAGCAATAAAAGATAAAACCTCTCAGATAGCTAAAATTGATACAAATATAGGTAATAAACAATCAGAGTATAATAAAATAGAGAAAGAAATAGAAAAATGAAATAAAAAGATACAAGAAAATACAAATAGATATATAAGAGAGAGAGAGAATAAAGAAAAAGACTTGCAAAATATAGAATACAGTATTAAGAAATGAAAACTAAAACAAGAAGAAATAGAGTGGGAAACAAATAATAAACAAACAGAATATAATGACTTTGTAAATAAGATAAATAATGAGAAATGAAAGTTATTTAAAAAAGTAGAACAGAATGAGATAAGATTAAAAGAACAAGAACAAGAAGAGATAAAATTGAGAAATGTTTTCAATAACTTAGAAATTGAATATACTGAACTAGACAAAGACTACCAACATTTATTAGAAAATTATATTATAACTAATTAATTATGACTTGATGATATAAAAATCCCATACAAGCCTGATGAAGTGGAGATGTTGTATGACCTGCATCTTCAACAGACAATGCTATAGTAAGATATGATGGTACAACAGGTAAACTATTACAAAATTCAACAGTTATAGTAGATGACTCAGGTAATATTAGTTCTGTATGAGATATTACTTCAGTTGCTTGATGAATGACTATATCAACTGCTACAAATGGTAATTTAAGTTTAGATCCATGAGGAAGTGGAACAACTACTATTAATGCTGGGTCATGATGAGTATCTATTACTACGGATGCTTGAAATTCAGATATTAATATTACTCCACACGGTACAGGTAAGGTTATTATTGATACTCCTGATTTTTCTACAATTACAAATACCTGAACTCTTACTCTTCCAACCTCTACTGACACTTTAATTTGAAGAGATACTACAGATACTCTTACAAGGAAGACATTTGATGCAAACGGAACTTGAAATAGTATATCTAATATAGACGTAGAAGACTTGGCAGACGGTACAGATTGAGAACTTATAACTTGGGACGCTACAGGTAGCCCAGCTACAGTATGAGCTGGTACTTCTTGACAAGTATTAACATCTAATTGAGCTGGTGCAGCTCCTACTTTTCAAGATGCTTGATGATGAGGTTGAGTATCAGAAATATTTAGTGCTTATTTAACTTCTGGCTATTCATTAACCAATACTCTTACAATCCTTCCATTTAATAGTGAGTCTATTGACACGGATTCAAATTACGATACATGAACATATCAATATACGGCACCTTCTACTTGAAATTATCAAATTGTTTCAATGTTATATGCTTTTTGATTAACTTCACATGATGCTTTAGTAACACAAGTTTTTAAAAATACTACTGTTGTGTCAAGTTTAATATGAACTTGACACGATAGGGTTACTGTTACTAACTCTCCAATATTAGCCCTAACTTCTTGAGATACTGTCGAAGTTAGAGTATATAATTTGAATGGTTCAAGATGAACAGTTGCAGGTGGCACATCTGCGAGTATTTTTGGGGCTTATAAACTAGATTAATTTTTAAATTACATATTATGGAAATAGCATTAGCAATACAAAATATTTATCCAACATTAATTAGATGAACTGATTATGAAGTTATGGATGATAACCAATGAGAATGAGATTATATTAAATGGCTTAATCCAGAAATACCACAACCAACTCAAGAAGAACTAGAAACTGCTTGGGTAACTGTAGAAGCTGAAATAAATGAACAAGAAAGACAAGCTAATATAAGACAAGATATATCAGACACCATTATAGATTTTAAAGGATGAAAGTTTAAAATAAGAAAGAAAGACTTTGCACCTATTATAGCTCAGTTTATGGACGTAAAAGAAAATAGTATAGAGCCTATTAATGTACTTGATTATTACTATACACCTATAGCATTTACATACCAAGACTTCTTAGATTTTAAAGCTCTTATTTCTGATACACAGACACAGATATTAATAAATAATCCCTAACAAGGATATTATGGAAAAAAGGAAAACTGAAATAAACCATTATGAATATATAAACGGAGAATACTGGAAAATAGAGGAGATAGACTTCTTCTCTAACGGTTGTTGAAGTGCTAGAGGTATGTTTAGACCACCATATGCTAAACAATACTCTAATATATGTAATAGACACGATATACGTTATATGTGTTGAGGGAATATATTCCGTAAGTTTTGGGCTGATTTAGCTATGTTCTTAGAAATGTTCCTTGCTGCGTTTACTTATTTTGACTTTTATGGATTAGGTAATATACTAAGAATAATACTAGCTTTTATTTACTTTATATGAGTTGGTATTATAGGAACGATTATAGATGCTTTATGACTTTCTCTAATAGGCTATGATCCAGCATTTAAGTTCTGAAAGAGAAGAAAAAGGAGTTATTTTATTAATAAAAATAACAAGAAATGTTAAGAGATACTATATGAGTTATATGTTTAACAATATCTAGCTTTCTATGAATTGAGTTCTTTTCAGGAGTTTTATTCGGTTTATTAATGTGAGTTTTAATAAGTTTTAGTATAAAAAAATTTAGGAATGAAAGAAGTGAGAGAAAAATGAACATTCGACCTAATACTTAACTTCTCCTGATTATTTATGATAATAACCTTAACATTTATTCATATATTCTTTAAAGAAGTTGACTATTTCCTTTTTATTATTCCTGCACTATTTGTATGAATAGATTTAAAAGATATGTTTAATATGAAATGAAAATAATATCTTATAGAAGCAAAAGTAAATGTTGAAAGCTTTGATTTGAACACTATGTAATATACGATGGTAAAGTATATTGGAGTTGGGAATACTGACTCAGATTATTTAAAATAGTTTGATGACACTTTAAAAAATATAATAGATTAGAGTTTGAAAAAGATTGTGTAAAAATATATGATACATATGAAATAGGAAATATAAACATATGAAAATTTGCAAAATTAGAGAAAGATTGATATACTTGTATGGAGATAATAGATTATATCCTTAACAAAGAACATATGGGAACTCCTAAAAAACTTAATAGTGAACTTGGAAGAGTATTTAGAGCTTGAATACTATTTGTAATATATACAGTAGTAATATTAGTAATAGGATGAATACTATGAATAAAGTGGTATGAAGCTAAATATACTATATCAGAGGAAGAATATCAAGCAGACCCTAAAAACATTTTATTAGATAATTAAAAATTATGTTAAAACCTAGAAAAGTATTTAAAAAGAAACTTAATAAACTAACTAAAAGAAACTTTCAACAAAGTATTACTTGAGATAAAAAGAAAGTTATAAGAAAAAAGAAAAAGAAATAGTATGGGAAATGAAGAAGAAATAGAAGAGGAAGAGTATTGATATCCTAGAGAGGTATTATATAAACAATAAATAAATGAAAAAAAGGAGAAACATTTATAATATACATCATCTTATACCAAAGAGTAGATGATGAACTAATGATGAGAATAATCTCTTTAAGTTAAAAGAGAATATACATACTTCTTTTCATACTGTATTTAACAATGACACACCTAGAGAGCAATTAATACACTTGATACATAATATCAATTACAAAGTGTTCTCAGATCAATTTAAGGAAGATA